GAGTGGACGTGGGCCGGAAGCTCTATGTGTGGGACAAGAGGATCAGGGGGTACCTCAAAGTGCAGTAAGTGAAAAAGTGGGTAACTTCAAAAAACACGCAAAAAGCCCAGCAAAAACGGGGTTTTTTTGTGGACGGGAGAACTTGACTATGCCGACCGCTTGGCATATAATGTATGTATGGGTAGGGAGGCCCGTTCAGGGGCACTGATGGGCCGCCCCAACCTCAAAGGTCGAGCTCGAGAATTAAAAAGTCACATCTATGGAAGAAGGACTCATCTGTGAAGTTTGTGGAGCAGAGCCAGAGAGATACCTGTGCAAGTTCTGCTACGAGAATCGAGCAGAGATGGAGCATCTCCGCGGCGTCAATGAGGGGCTTAAAAAAGCGTTATCGTTATACGGGTATGAAGCCCTCGCAGGAAAACAGAATGATCAGTAACTAACCACTATGAGAAAAACACTCGAGACGATAACAATCATCCTCGTATATCTCGTCATACTTGATATAGTGATTCTGTTCGCTAGTATGGGACAGATCGCGGCCGAGGGGCGTACTGGACACTGGCCAGCATTCTGGCGAGTGCAGGCGGAGTTCGTGGTGAACATACTCGCCAGATAGTTATACACAGCCCCATTCGACAGCATGCCGAGCGTATGGCACAATGGGGTCGAAAGGTCGGATGGTACCATTAACAACAGAACACCATGACAGTCGACACGAAAGAGCTGACTGCGCTCAAGGGCCGGGTATCGAAGCTCGAGACCCAGGCCAACGCAGTCACGATATCGACGCAGGAGGACTACACCGCAGCGGTTGACCTCGTCAGCAGGCTTAAAGACGCTGGTTCCAAGATAAAAGCATCCAAGGAATCTGTCACAAAGCCGCTCAACGAGGCGTTGCGGAACACCAGGGAACTCTTCGCGCCGATCGAGGAACAGTTCGCCAAGGCCGAGGCCATCGTGAAAACGAAGCTCCTCGACTACAAGCGGAAAATAGACGCCGAGGCCCGCGTCGCGGAGGCCAAGATCGCCGCGCGCGTGGAGAACGGCACCATGCGACTTGATACCGCCGAGCGGAAGCTCGACGCGGTGGAGCGCGTGGAGAACACAACCCGAGGCAAGGTCGGGGAGGTTCAGGTGCGCGTGATAAAGAAAGTCCGCATTGTCGATGCGGCTGTTTTGCCACGCGAGTATCTGATACCTGACGAAGTGGCCATACGCCGAGATGCGTTGGGAGGAAAAACAATAGCAGGAGTCGAGGTGTATGACGAGGAAATCATAGCAGCCGGGAAAGTGGGATCAAACCCGGAAGCGTGGGAGAAAAAAGTTAAAAAATAACCATGAAAAACATATACGTCCAGATTACCATCGACGACCCCTACCCAAAGAAGTTTGATAAGACGGCGAAAGGATCGACGATGGAAGTCGCGATCAAGAGGGCGCTGCAGCAGTTTCGCAAGGAAAGCTGGTCGAAGCGTCCGCTCAAGGAGGTTAAGATATACGCAAAAATCCTATGACAAAAACAACCAAGGTGAAGGAGCCGGGGGAAACCCCGGCCCCGGAGGCGGTCGCAGTTCAACCAGAACTCACCGCCAAAGAACAGAAGGAAGTAAAGATTATCGAGCGCGTGATCGAGAACCGAGAGCTCGCTCCGGCCGACGCGTTCAGGAAGCTCACGAGGTCGCAGGTTGAGCTTATGAAGAGGACGGTCGCCAAGGGCGCGTCGGACGACGAGCTTAAGCTCTTCATCCAGGTGTGCGTCGGGGCGCAACTCAACCCGTTCCTGCGCCAAGCGCACTTCGTGCCGTTCTGGGACAGCAAGGAGGGCGTCGAGCGGAGGGCGATCATCATCGGAATCGACGGCTTCCGAAGCATCGCCGAGTCAAGCGGTGCCTACGCCGGAAACGACGACCCGTTGTACGACGGGACCGAGGAGGTCGAGGTCGACGTGTGGGAGGGCAAGGGGGGCGCGAGGAAGAAGAGCGGCACGAAAAAACTGAGCGTCCCGGCCAAGGCAACGGCCACGGTCTACAAGGTCGTGGCCGGACAGCGCTGGCCGTTCGCCGCCACCGCTAGGTGGAGCGAGTACTACCCGGGCGGCAGGAAGGGCGGACAGTGGCACGACAGGCCCTATCTGATGCTTGGCAAGTGCGCCGAGGCCCTGGCGCTCCGCAAGGCCTTCCCGAAGCTCCTGAGCGGCATGTACGCGCAGGAGGAGATGGATCGGGTCATACACGTCGACGAGGACGCTCTGAGGGCAAAGAAGGCCTATGAGTACGTCGAGAACGCGATCGGCAAGGCGAACCTGGCCGAGCTCGAGGAGACGAGGAAGCTCATCGAGAAATCCACCAAGTACACAGTGGATCAGAAAATGGAGTTCCTCAAAATGGTCGACGAGAAGATCAACGAGCTTAAGGCCGCCGCGACGCCAGCGAAGGCGAAGTAGCATGCTAACCCCCCGAAACTATCTTAGCTTCTCGCAGATGACGCTCTTCGAGATGTCGCCGGAGAAGTACCTCGAAAAGTACGTCTACGGAAAGAGGGAGCGGATCAGCCGGAATATGTCCTACGGCTCCCAGATGGCCAAGGGGCTCGAGGCCGAGGAGGCGACCGGCGACCCCCTCCTTGACCTCGTCATGGCGCGCCTCCCAAAGTTCGAGCTCATGGACAAGCCGATCGAGGCGATCCTACCTGTGAGAGGTGGATTAACGGCGTGCATCAACGCGGCCGAATCAGAAACCACATCCGGAAAGGAACCAGAGGTGATTCACCTGCTGGCAAAGCCGGACACAGCCAAGGCCGACTATACCGCGTTCAAGGAGTACAAGACGAGCGTCCGTAAGTGGACCCAGAAGATGGCAGACGATAGTGGGCAGATCACGTTCTACGCGACGACGATCTGGCTCGCGAAGGGCTTCATCCCGCAGGACATCGAGCTCGTGGACGCGGTGGTGGAGTACGACCCGGACGGTCGATTGCGGCCGACGGGGGACATCTGGCGCTTCCAAACGAAGCGCACGATGGTGGACATCATTAAGATGACCGGTCGCATGAAGAAGGCGTGGGCTGGCATCAAGGAGCTCTGCAAAAACGAACTGCTTTAGCAAACTAAAAACAAGAACATGACTGAGGAAAAAATCTTTGCGGACGGAATGTGGTTCCAAGGCCCAGGGCCGAAAGCTCCGCAATTCGTCAAGGGAAAAATATCGGTAAAGGTCGACGCATTCATCGCCTTCTTGCAGGCCCATGCAAGCAAGAGTGGATGGGTGAACCTTGACCTCAAGGAGTCCCGGAAGGGCGTACTCTACCTTGAGCTCAACACGTGGCAGAAGGGGGACGCGCCGAGGGCGAGGAGGCAGGAGCGTCAGGAGGATCGGTCGGTGCAGTACGACGAGGAGGGACCGTCCGCGCCGGAGGACGGCGGTGTGAACACCGAGGACACACCTTTCTAACAGTTTATCCACTTACTGGCGGAAAACCGCCAGTAAGTGTGGTATGATGAAATCGATATGGACTACGAAAAGGAACTGGCAAAATACAGTGCGGACCCTGAAAACGTGTATTACACGTCGATTCTCGGTCGCCTCGTGATGAGCCTGGGGATCAAGGACGCGGGGGACCTTAGGCGAGCCATTACCGAGCCGGCAATCTTCGTGGTGATACCGGCTTCGATCCTGGAGAGGACGGACATATCGTCGACAGAAAAGATAGTTTATGGTGAAATACTGGCGCTTTCACGCAGGAGCGGAATCTGTTTTGCGACGAACGTGCACATCAGTCAAACACTTGGCATCGCCGAAAGAACTATCAGGATATCTTTGTCGAACCTTGTAAAGGTTGGGCTCGTGAAAGTGCAGCTAAAACGGGGCAAAAAGGGCACTTACAGGAACATAGAACTGGTCGGATATTCAAGGGAGGCAAATAATGCCCCCCCGGGCGGCAATTTTGAGCCCCCCCGGGAGGAAAAGAATGCCGCCCTTACTATAAGTAGAAATATACAAAGAGAAATATATAAAGAGAGTAAGACAGTCGGTCACTTTGAAAGGTTCTGGCAAGCGTATCCAAAAAAGGTGAGCAAGAAGTCGGCTCTAAAGGCCTGGCAGAAAGTGGTGGTTTCCGAGGAAACCGTTCCAAAGATTCTCTCTGCTCTCGAGGCACAAGTATCAACTGAGCAGTGGCGGAAGGACGGAGGACGTTTTATACCACACCCGACTACTTGGATCAATCAGGAGCGCTGGAACGATGAGGTTCGGGTCGAGATCCCAAAGAAGGTCGGCAAGTACGCAAACCTATGAGCATACCAGAGAGGTACAAAAACGCGAGGTTCGAGGACGTGCCGAAGCAGATTGCGGAGCTCTACGAATCCATGAACGAGACACGGCGCGGCATCTACATCCACGGCCCGGTCGGCACCGGCAAGACGCACTTTGCCTACGCGATCAAGAAAAAGTACGACTATCCAGAGGCCGGCCGGTTCTCCAGGTTCCGCAACATGACCGAGCTCCTGCGGGACATGCGCCAGGACTTCGACCTAGACGCTTGCGACCGCCAAGCAGACGTCGACGGCCTCATGGACGACGAGAGCCTGGTTATCATCGACGACGTGGGCAGCGAGAAGATAACCGAGTGGGTGGCCGAGACGTTCTACCTCATCGTGAACAAGCGGTACAACGCCATGGCGCCAACGATCTTCACCAGTAACCTGAACCCGCAGGACCTGGCCGAAAGGGTCGGGGACCGGACAGTATCGCGCATCGTCGAAATGTGCGATATCGTAGAATTGTCCGGATCGGACAAGAGGACCGCTAAAGTATCAAAAATAAAAGTAAACCTATGACAGAACAAAAAACATTCAAGATTCAGGCTCCGGTCGGGAACATTGTCGTGCCGAAGAACGTCATGAACGACGCCGAGTTGCGGGACTTCGCGTTGCAGCTCATCCAGGACGACGGTTCGATGGAAGTGTGGCGCGAAAAGGTCGAGAAGGACGAGTTGTCGGAGGTGCTTGCCTGGCTCCGTGGGGCGGGCTTCACCGTCGAGGAGGCATGAAGTACCAGAAGAAATGCGAGTGCTGCGGTCACCTGGTCACGGCGTACACCCACAACCTGAACGTGCCGCTCGCGAGGGCGCTGCGAACTCTGGTCGACCTTTACGAGGCGAGGAGGGAGCCGATCGCGCTCGGGGAGCTCGGACTCACCACGAGCCAGTACACAAACTTCTCCCACCTGCAGTACTTCGGACTCGTCCTGAATACTCCGGAAGGATGGGTTCCGGAGGAGCTCGGGATCGACTTCATCTACGGCCGCGCCTTCGTCCTGAACCCGGCCGGCGTGATGGGCGGCAAGGTGCTTTCGCCAGGCCACGAGGCGTGGGCGACTCATAGAGGTGGCCGCGCCGAGACGTGGATACAGGAGCTCGACGAGGGCTCCTACAAGCAGAGGGTTGATTATCAGAGGGAGAGGTCGGCCTCGTTAAGGTTATTCTAAAGTCAAAGCGCACCGAAAGGAGAGGAACGCCGCCGCACTTAGGAGATACTATGACAGAAAACTGGCATGACCTACTTCCAGAAGACAAAGGGCGCCCACTACCACAAGTTCTTCGTGGACGCGAACACCGGCGACAGGTTCTGCGTCTGTGGTGTGCAGAAGGGCGAGGCCGAGAAGCGGGCGAAGTATCACAACCGATCCTCGATATACAACGGCGTGTCCTACCACTCTGGACTGGAGGCCCGGTACGCCTTCGAGCTCGACATGCGCCTCAGGGCCAAGCAGATAAGATCATGGGAGCGCCAGGTGAAGATTGATCTCAGGGTGAACGGCCACCACATCAACAATTACTACATAGACTTCATCGTGCATGAGAAGGACGGGTCACGCGGATTCGTGGAATGCAAGGGCATGGAGCTCGAGCCATGGAAGACGAACTGGAAGATACTCGAGGCGACATTCGAGAGCTTTAAGAAGCACCCAGACGACTATATGCTCGTCGTGAAGGAGCAGAACAACTGGAAGAAGCGAGCATTGTTTAAAACATCGAGCAATTAAAGAGTTTGAAGAAAAGTATGGTTCACTTTGGGTGGACGGACGTGGAAGAAGAAAGTCATCAAGGAACGAACGTCTAAAGGCGTTGGGTAATTCGATAGTACCCGCCGTGGCTATGGAAATCATGCAAGCCATAAAACAATCTGAAAAGTCATTAACCCCATAACCACTCGCCACACTATGAAAATATGTGAGGACAGGAAGCATGCGGATATAGTCTTTGACGGTCAATACTGCCCACTTTGCGAGGCAGTAGAGGAGATAGAGGAACTGAAAGAAGAAATTGAGAAACTCGAAAGAACAACATAAACAAAAGTATGCCAAAACAAAAGAAGGAAAAACATATCATCAACTGCGACAAAGCCCCCTTCGTTCCCGAAGGTTGGTCGGTCGAGGATCACCAGAAGGGCGGACAGCTTCTCTGGAGCCCCGCGAAGGTCGCCCTGTTCCTGGCCGATGCCCAAAAAACTGGACGCATCGGTGGGCACGACCTCCGCAAGATCCTGGGGAGTCACCGCGTCTTAAACGCCAATGTTCTCGACTACCTACTCGCCAATCCCTCGCTCATCCCCGAGGAGTGGAAGGGCAAGTACGTGTATTTTTGGGGGACCATCTATCGTGACCGGGACGGCAGCCTCTACGTGCGGTATCTCTGCTGGGACGGCGGGCGCTGGAGCTGGAACTACTACTGGCTCGGCAACGATTGGTGCTCTACTAATCCTGCCGCGGTCCTCGCGCGTAGTTCTAAGAAACTCAAGCCCTCGCACTTAGATACTCTGTCCTTGGAAGTGAAAATAAACGGGAAGGTTTACTTTGGAGAGGTTAAGTTAAAAGTATGACCATGACCACCCTACTCAAAACATTTCAAGAGGAGCAGGACGAGAAGTTCAATTTTAATTTTCGCGCCCCAAAGCCATTTGATGACGGCCTATATGCAGTTAAAGCAGATATTCTTCTTGAATACATCCATTCCCGCGAAGAAGCCCTGCTCAAACGGATTGGGGAGGAGGCGAGAGAAAGGATACTGAATGAATTAACTTGGTATAAGAGAGAGTTATATTTCAGTTAAAGAATTACAAGCCCTAGATATTAAACAACTACTCATATGACCTCTTCGGAAATAAAAACACTACTCGCCAACAAGTACGCGCCTCCTGCTTACGCTTTCTTCACGGAAGTAGCGAAGAGTGGAGTGGGGAGTTTTAACGGATACATTGACGGCGTTGCGTTTGCTCTTTATCCAAGCATGAACCATGAGATACATGGGTTTGAGGTCAAGGTGAGTAGGCAGGACTTTTTGAGAGAGTTTGAGAACCCGGAAAAGTCGGGGGGACGCGATGCAGTGGTGCAATCGTTGGTGGCTTGTCGCGCCGAAAGAAGTTTGCGCCATAGACGAGTTGCCGAAAAATTGGGGATACTTTGAAGTAGCAGGTACCGGCAATCGGCTGTATAGAAAGAAACAAGCGCCACTTTTGGAAGCCGAGCTCAACCTATCTTTTATCGCAGGACTTTTGAGGCGTTCAACGGAAGGAACGATTCCAGTAAGCACTTTGTGGAACGAGGTTGATAAAGCGAAGGCCGAGATACGGGTCAAGTTTCAGAAAGAAATTGACGATGCGAAAAAAACGCTTGAGACGTATAAGAACGAGGTTGGGGAGTTTGAGAAAGCGAGTGGCCTTGAAGTATTGGCTAGCTGGCGCAAAGGAAAAGAATTGGGAGAAGCCGTGAAAATGGTTTTGGACAATAGAGTAGGTTTTGACTACGAGATTGGAGGGCTGGAAAAAGAACTGGAGAAGCTGAAAGCACTTAACGTAGCTATAAAAGCAAATCTAAAACTATGACCACCAACCCCAAAAAAGAAGTAAGCCAATGCTGTGAGTGGAAAGAAAAAGCAAACAGGATTGGTTGGCGTCTTACTGGTGAGGATAACTGGGACGGAGTAGAAACGCACTTGCGTATATTCGGCCATCTACCAAAAAAGATGACGTGTTCTAGGTTTCGCTGTGAAGAGAATGAGGTATCGCGCGGCGTTGGTTCTTATAAGCAGGTAGAAGAGTTCTTAAATAAAATATCTTCGGAAGATTCTTCGATAACGGTTGTTGAGAAGCCAGAACCCGTAGGAACCGACTGTCCTTGCGAATTAGGAAGCGAGAAACATTATCATCCAGATTGCCCAGAAAGTAAGCCCGACGAATCAGTCGAGGACTGGGATGAGGAGTTCGATGAAATATGGGAACAGGACAAACGACTAGATTCGGAAGAAGTTTGGACGTGTGCAGAGGTTAAGAAGTGGGTACGTGCTCTTCTCTCTCGTCAGCGTGAAAAAGTCATGGAAGAAATGGAAGAAAACGCTCTCTACTTAGCCAACGAGTCTCGTCAGCGAGGCATGAAGCAAGAAAGAAAGCGTATTTTGGAGAAGATTGAGGTAATGAAAGTAACTTTCATAGCAGGTTTACGATCTGACGCAAGGCGGCTGTTAGATTCTATTCCAACAGACGCGGTGAGCAAAGAAACGCTATCTGCAATGGAGGGGGTGCTAAACGAAAAGTACGGCCCTCTTGAGGCATACAACCAAGCCCTCGAAGACCTCAAAAAAGAACTTGAAGTATGAGGAAAAACAAGACACCAACCAAACCAGACAATGTGACGTACACGCAGAGCTTCGCCGCCGTGGTGCACAATCCCGACGGCCTCGCGGGCCCCAAGCTCGTGGTGAAAAGCCCCAGGTGGTACCGGCACCAGCTTTCGAAGTTCAAGGATGGAGAGCAGGTGTCGCTTGTGGTACACAACCGCAAGCCGAAGCGCACCGACGCGCAGAACAGATATTACTGGGGCGTATACCTTCCGCTGATCGCTGGCGAGGGTGGCGAGGAGCGCAACAAGGACTACATTGAGGTGCTTCATGAGCGGTTCAAGGGGGAGTTCCTCAACAAGGGGCTGTTTGAGGCCTATGGCAAGAAGGTGTGGCTCAAGAAGAGCACCACGGAGCTCGGGGTCGCCGAGTTCTGCCAGTACATACTGGATATCGAGCGACTGACCGGGGTCGAGGCGCCACCGACGGAGAACTACGGACTCGAGCCGCTTCGCGGTGGTGAAGTAGGGGAGGAGTTATCCACAGAATAGATGTTGTGGAGCCGAGCGTCCGTGATAAAATGTGTGCATGGCTTCTTGTAAGCAGGGCCCGCGGGGTAGCACCCCGATAACAAGAGTACGGCAAACTGGTGGTGGCGAGTGGACGTCGACCGTTAGGACGAAGGTTGCTTGCGTGATAGGGCTATCAAGCCGTTGAAATGCCCGAACCAAATCCACCCGGCTCTGCTCACAGTAAGTCAAAGTCATGGAAAAACAGGCAACAAAAAAAGAGAGGCGAATCATGGCGGCCGAGCTTGGAAGGCGCGGCGGCAGGTCGGTCGTCCGCAAGCGCGGCAAGGCCTATATGGCGAAGATCGCAAAACTCGGCGGCAAGGCTCGCTGGGGTAAATAACCATTTTATGTCAAAAAAACACAAGGAGAGCGGGGAAGTCGAGGACCTAAGTGAACGAGTAAAGGGGTTCAACGCGGAGTTCATCGGACTCCTGGCAAAGTACAAGCTCGGGCTCGGAGCCCAGCCGGTCTTCATTCAGGCGAAGGATCCTTGCGTAGGCTTCACTGTCGCCGCGAAACCAATCATATTCGACGATTTGAGGGGGGCAAAGGCGCAGGACACCCCGCCGATACAGGAGGGGGGCGTGATTAACCCAAGCGAATAGCATGAATCTCGTCGTTTTCGCAATCGGATTCGTTGCGGGCATCGCCATATCGGCGCTTGCGTTTGTCGTTCTTGCCTACTTCAGGAGCCCGTTGGAGAGGGTTGCGTCAGTAGCCCAGAGGAACTTGTCTAACATAGGACCTCGGCCGAGGGGCTTCATAGTCAACCCGGAGACTGATGCCGAGGCGGTGAGGCGCGGTATAGTCGAGCGCAACTCGCGCGAGGGAAGGGACACTCCAGTAAGCGAGCTAATATGAGCAAAAAAGTTAAAATAATTCCCCGTGGCAAGAACATACTCGTAAGACCTGACCCGGAGCAGGCGAGGACTTCGGAGTACGGGATATCAAAGCCGACGAATGTCGACCAGGACAAGAAGGCAATCGGTGTTGTGGTTGCTGTTGGCTCGGAGATCAAGGACATCAAGAATGGCGACCACGTCATTTACGGGGTTTATTCCGGAGAGAACATCAAGATTACCGAGAGCGGGAACGAGGTCGACTACGTCCTGCTTCTCGATGAGTGGGTTCTCGCCACGATCGAATGAACAGTCTCAAACTAAAAACCCTATACTGGCTCCTTGAGTGGTTCCTTGATCAGTACGACCCGCACCATGACCAAGCCGAGAGATCGCATATCGACTTCACGCGGGGGCAGGTTTACTTGCACATCAAGGGACGGAGGGGCCGAACCAAGCATGATATACGGACGTGACCTTGGCTGCCTCTACGGACAGCCGCACAACATGAGGTACCTCGCCAACACCAAGACGGCGAAGTGGGAAAAGTGCGTTATATGTGGCAAGAGATTCCGCTGGACGAAGGGGTCCAAGGGAAGGGTTGATAACGACGAGTACCTTAAGGCGCACGTCCGGCAGTTTGCGCAAAGAGGGGGAGCGACGCGGATGGTGTATCACAAGATTTACAGGCCTAAGGAGATGACGATAATAATATGAGCCATTTCATACCAGAAGAGTCAACGATTCAGGACATGCTGTCTATACTTTTTCCGACGCACCAGCACAAGAAGGCGGCAAGGACCGCTGTCGAGTTCTTCCTCGCGTCGCACCATCAAGGAATAGACTTGCCAGACCGAGCGGCCGACGTGCATACTCTCCGTCGGTTCGTCGATTTCATGATCGAGAGTGGCTATAATTAAATACCAATATGTCTGAAAACAGGACGATCATCGTGCAGGACAAAACATTCGAGACGATCCGTTCCGCCGTCAACAAAATGGTGGACTTGATCCGACCGACGCTCGGCCCGGCCGGCAACAAGGTCATCATCTCCAAGATGCTCTACAAGATGGTCGTGGACGACGGCGTGCAGATAGCCCGCGACTTCGAGCTCGAGGATCCGGCCGAGAATGCCGTGGTGAACGTCGTGCGCGAGACGGCGATCAAGACGAATGACCGGGTGGGCGACGGCACGACCGGTTCGCTCATCATACTGCAGGCCATTGTGAACGAAGTGGCGCGATACTCGAAGCGGGACGGACGCAGGATATCAGCGGAGCTCCTCAGGGGGCTTGGGGAGGTCAAGGAACAGCTTCTCAAGCAGAAAAAGGACATCAAGACGAGGGAGGATCTCAAGAAGGTTGCGCTTGTGGCGTTCGACAACGAGGCGATCGCGGACATGATAGCCGGTATTTACGAGAAGGTCGGAAAGGATGGTGTGGTCACAATCGACAAGTCCCCGACATTGGAGACATACGTCGAGATGTCCGACGGAGTTAGGATCGAGCGCGGGTACATCAGCCCGTACATGGTCAACAACCCGGAGCGCATGGAGTCGGTCATAGAAAAGCCGCACTTTCTTCTCACGGATTACCGGCTCACGGAGAACGCAGACCTCTTCCCCATAATAAACAAGATGGCCGCCGCCGGTAAGCGCGGCCTCGTGGTGGTGGCGGAGAACGTGGAGCAACACGCGCTCGCGACCTTGGTCATAAACTTGCCGAACGTGCTGAACCCGGAAACGCGGAAGCCGGGGACTTTCCCGTCCGTGGCCATAAACCTCCCGAACGTGGATGGCAGGAAGGTTTTGCTCGAGGACCTCGCGCTCCTCACGGGAGCCAAGGTGTTCTCCTCCGAGAAGGGGGACAAGCTGGAGTCCGCGGAAATTGCGGACCTTGGCAGGGCGGAGCGGTTCATAAGTCGGCGCGAGGAGTCGGTCATAGTCGGCCCGAAGGGGAGCAAGGCGGCGGTCTCAAGGGCGGTCAAGCAGTTGAAGTTCGCGATCCTCGAGGAGAAGAACGAGAAGCAAAGGAAGGATCTGTCTCATAGGCTCGGTAGGTTCACCAACAGCATAGCAACCATCAAGGTCGGGGCCCCGACCGAGAACGAGCAGAAGGCCCTCAAGTACAAGGTGGAGGACGCCGTGAACGCCGTGAAGGTCGCGTACCAGGGCGGGGTGGTGTGCGGCGCCGGCGTCGCGCTCGCGGGCGTGAAGACCTCGAGCCCCATACTCAACGAGGCGCTCAAGTATCCGTCGAGACAGCTTCACGAGAACATGGGGACTGACCTGGTCGACCGGAAGCCCGGATGGGTCAAGAACGTGGTCACCGGGGAGTCCGGGCCGTTCTTCGACGTGGGCGTGATGGACCCTCTGGACGTGGTCGTGGCCGGGGTCGAGAGCGCGGTTTCGATAGCCACCATACTTCTTACGAGCTCCGGAATCATCGTCGAGACGAAGAAGAAGCCGAGGAGCGTGGAGGAACAGGAAGAGTAGCGTTAAAAACTAACAACAAAAAAATGGAAAACGCAAGCGCAAAGGACTTTTTGCAGCACATAATCTCGAACATAGTGGACGACCCGTCCGCCGTGTCCATCGAGGAGAGGAACGACGACATGGGGGTTCTCCTGTCCGTAAGGGTGGCCCAGGAAGACATGGGGAAGGTCATAGGGAAGCAGGGCAAGACCGCGGAGGCGATCCGCGAGCTCCTGCGGGTCATGGGCTATAGGACGCGGGCGTGCCTCGCGTTCAAGCTTGAGGAGCCGGAGGGAAGCACGAGGGGGTTCGGACGCGGACCAGGATTGTCGAGGACCACGGGAAGCGAGTTCGGCGACTTGGATCTCTAACTAACAAAGTAAGATGAAAGGGGAAGATTCTTTTTCCGAGACAAAAGAGATAAAGCCGTATGAGAAGAACGCGAAGGTGCACACGGACGCGCAGTTGATTCAGCTTGCGCGGATAGTCAAGGAGGTCGGGTGGAGGCAGCCGGTGGTCGTCAACCAGTCGGGGGTCATCATAGTTGGCCACGGAAGGTACATTGCGTCTAAGAAGTATGGTGTGGAATATGGCCTAGATCCCTTATGGGTGATGGATGACGCCGGGAGGACCGTATGCGGGGGGGCCTCGTCGGTTCCGATGACCGAGGAGCAGGAGAGGACGTACCGGCTGGCGGACAACAAGCTGAACGAGAGCGGGTGGGATATGGGGAAGGCGGTCATGGAGCTCAGGCTTCTTAGCGCGGACATGCTCGAGATGACCGGGTTCAACGTGGACGAGCTCGAGGCGCACGAGAGTGCGGACGAGATAGCCAAGTTGTCGCGGGAGCGCGAGATCGACTCCGGAAAGTACAGCGTTGCGACGGTCGAGGCCCCGGAGACGCCGAGGCTCAAGGCGAGGGCGAGCTTCTACTTCGACTCGATAGGCGAGTTCGAGGAGGCGAAGAAGTTTTTCGGCGTCCAGGGCGGGGTGCTCGACCATAAGAAGCTGGTCGCCTTGATGAGAAAAAAGGCATGAGGTACTTCTCGCTTTTCACGGGAATAGGGGGGCTTGATGTTGGGCTTGAGGAGGTCGGCGCGAAGTGTGTCGGCTTTTCCGAGACCAAGAAGTCGTCTTCCGAGATATACCAGAGGCATTATCCGGCGCACGAGAACTTTGGTGATGTGACCAAGATCGACCCGTACGACATGCCGGACTTCGACGTGCTTACCGGGGGTTTTCCTTGCCAGAGTTTCAGCATCGCGGGCCTGCGAAGGGGCTTCGAAGACCACAAGGACAAGAAGGGCGCCATGGTTCTTTACATACACAGGATACTCGTCGCGAAGCAGCCGAAGTTCTTCGCGCTCGAGAATGTGAAGGGGATACTCAACCATGGTGGCGGAGCGACGTTTCGCAAGGTGTTCCGGCTATTTGAGAACGCGGGATACAACGTGCGGTGCGTCTTGCTCAATGCACTGTATTACGGATCCGCGCAGAACCGGGAGAGGGTGATATTCCTGGGGTCGAAGACGGAGGTCACGAACCCTAGGCCGAGGATAGTCGACGGCACAAAAAGGTTCAGGGACTTTCGGGACGGCGACGAAAAGAACTTTGTGTGGCTGAGGCAGACCGCGAAGAACCGCATGCGGGACAAGATAGAGCAGCGAGACCCGTACTCATACTCGATAGTCGGCGGGTACGACAGGATGGGGACGCTTATGACCGGGATCAGCGGGGGCGGTGGGCGAAACCCAAGCTCGCAGCAGAAGATAGTCCAGGAGGCGGACGGGAGGTGGAGGTTCCTGACGGCGCTCGAGGGCGAGCGGCTCCAGGGCTTTCCTGACGGGTGGACCGCCGGGCAGTCTAACGGAGCGAGGTGGTTTGCGCTTGGGAACGCGGTGCATTGCGACGTGAGCAGGTACCTCTTCAAGGAGTACGCTGGCCAGGCTTTCGGGACGGAGTGGGGGAAGCTGTTGGCGCAAAAAAATGGCTGACGTGCTTTCAAAAAAAAGGAGGAGCGAGGTCATGTCGAGGATCCGGTCAAGGAGGACGAGGTCGGAGATGCTGCTTCACGGCTGGCTCAAGGGAAACAGGGTTAAGCATAGGATGTGGCCGAGGTTCTTGTCCGTGGGGGGGATTATAGAGGGCGACGTGCTCATAGGCGGGAGGGTCGTTTTCGTTCATGGGTGTTTCTGGCACGGATGCAGGAGTCACTTCAGGTGTCCGAAGACGAACTCCGAGTTCTGGGCGGAGAAAATAAGGAGGAACAGGGAGAGGCACTCTAGGAATGCGAGGACGCTTAGGCGAATGGGCTATGAGGTGGTCGTGGTCTGGGAGCACGGTCTCAAGGGTGTCCGTGACATGGCAAAAGTGGTATAATAGGACCAGGGCGAACCTTAGAGGAACTACGCGACCTTGTCAAAGACAAGATCATATCCCAATCGTTCTCAAGCATTAAAACGTTCTAACTAATAGCTCTGCCGCAGTTTTTATGGCTCCAAAGTTTTTACAACACGAGGGCGTAAGCTATGTTGTCGAAGGCGGTGCCGTGCAGTCGGTGTATCCGCCGGAGTCCCACTTCGGATTCACGTATTGGTCGCTCATGATCCCTCCGGTGAAGCCGAAGGACATCCTCATGCTCGGATGCGGGGCGCACACCGTACCGGATCTCATCGACAAGGTATGGGGCCACGGACGGAGCCTGACGTGCGACGATGGAAGAGACGCGTTCGGCTTCGCGCATGCCCTTCGAGAGGTCGGCAGCACATTTGACTACATCATCGTGGACGTCTACCAAGGTGCCACACCGCACCCAGGCATATTCAAAGACGACTTCCTGCACGACCTGTACGCCATATCGACCGGCCTGATAGCCGTAAACTCCGCCACGTTCGAGCAGGAAGCGCCTTACCAGCCCTACTTCGAGGTGGTGCTCGCAAAAGCCCTTAACAACAACGTGGTGACGTTCCTGAGGCGAAGGGGCAGTCCCGAGAGGCAGTACTTCGCACTAAAGCCGTAGTCAAGCCAACATGCCAGCCAGATATCACAAAAAAAGAGGCAAGAAGTGGAGGGCCAGGATAGGCGAGGGCGTCTCCAAGCTCACCGAGGAGCGTGTCGGAAAGCTCAAGGAGGCGTTCGCGATAGGCGCCAACGTCAGGCAGGCGTGCTTTTATGCGGAGATACACCCCGACACCTATTACGAGTGGCTGAAGAACAACCAAGTGCTTTCCGACGAGATAGCCGCCATTCAGGAGAAGCTGCCGTTGCAGGCAAAGAGGAATATAGCCCTGCGGATCCACGGGAAGACGCACGACGCCGAGGGGAGGGCGCTCGTCATCGGGAGCATACCCGACTCCTGGCGCTTTCTCGAGAAGAGGGAGCCGGAGGTGTACGGGGAGAAGCTCAAGCTGGAGCACTCCGGGGAAGTTTTTAAGGACGGCGGGCAGGAGCCGAGCGCGGAGGAAGTCGTCGCCTACCAGGACTACATCAAGCGGCGCCGGGAGATCCGGCAGCGTCGGGCGCTTGAGTCGGTGAACAAAGAGCTGGAGGGAGCTAAAAAGGAATAAACTATATGACTGTGGACAATGTCACAATAGCGGTGAGGTTGGGCATAGCAATGCTTTCGGTGACGCTCGCGGCCACGGTGAGCCCTTTGTGGCTGTTGCTTCTCCTCCTGGCCGTGGCATGACAACGAAGTGCGGATTAGGGTTTCACGAGTGGTCAAAGCACTCCAGGTCAACGCCCGACCCCCTTGTGAGGGTCGTGCCGTGCCTGAACTGCCACGAGCTCATGGTCGAGCCGGAGCCCGTAAAGTGGGACTCGGTGAACGTGGCCATATTCGCCGTGCTGGCGCTCGTGTCGCTGGCCGTCGGAGTGGCGATCCTCGCATACGGCGGAGCGTACATGCTTTACGCGATGGTCTGGCTGAAGGAAAGGATGCTATGAAGGTATCTCATGAAAACCCGCCGATGCTCGACAGGATACTGGGCGCTGGCATGAGGCCGGACATGGACAGGGTGGTGTTCACCTACGGCGACACCGTGTACGTCCCGAGCGGCAGGGAGCTTCCCGACTACCTGCTCGTGCACGAGTCCGCGCACTCGAGGCAGCAGGGGGCGGACCCCGGGGCCTGGTGGATGCGCTACACGACCGACAGGTACTTCCGCCTGTCCCAGGAGGTCGAGGCCTACGCCGCCCAGTACGACTTCATGTGCGGCCACGTGAGGGACAGGAACCGGAGGGCGGGCGTTCTCGTCGAGATTGCGAACGTGCTGGCCGGGCCAACCTACGGGGAGATGGTGTCCGTCATGGACGCGCTGAAGATGGTTAAGGATAAATCCAAGACAAAATGATGTCCGTGATCAAGGAGGCGCAAAGGTCGATTTACAGGAGCAACCCGTTTCTTGTCAGGCTTCTGCTTGAAAAACACAGAAGAATGACGGGAGTGCGGGTCGACGAGGTTGACGAGAAGTTCATCGACTCGCTTTTCGAGCCTCACTTTGTCAGGATGGGTATAGGCATATGAGGCGCTGGCGGTACCAGGAGAGGGGGTGCATGTCTCCGGCGGAGTACTGCGGGGAGACGGACAAGGTCATGTATGACAAGCGCGGGGCGACCACCGCCGCCAACAAGCGCATGGCCGACGACCGCGTGCGGCTCCGCATATATCAGTGCCCTTATTGTGATCACTGGCATTTGACAAAAAGCTTATGAACGAGCAAGAACAAAAAGACGACGCCTGCGAAAAGACGTTCTCAAAGGTGCACGACTTCAAGGAGGTCGGAAACGACTCCACTTTTGTCTGCGTAAACTGCCTTCAGTCGAGAAGGTTTTTCAGAACGGCGGATGGGTTTGGCGTTGAGTTAAAAAGATGAGCCAGCCGGACACCAAGGTCAAGGAAGCGAGGGCCGTGGACGACTCCATGTTGACCTTGGGCATCCAGGATTGGCTGGAAAGGGAGCGGGTCAAGAACGAGAAGGGCGACCCCATTGACTTCGACGAGCACCCGTTCCTCGAGGCGATATACGAGGACCAGAGCCAGAACCTCACGATCATGAAGGCGGCGCAGGTGGGTCTGTCGACCGCGTCAATCCTGAAGAACCATTACGACGCCAAGAGGCGTAAGATTGATATCATCTACTGCGTGGATAAGGAAACGGAGGCGCTGACGCAACGAGGGTTCCTTAAGCAAGAAAACCTCCAATCCAACGACATCATTCTCACGTTATCGAAGCAAGGGACAGCCCAGTGGTCGCCACTTCAGGAAGTGTTTAGGAAAGACGTCGACATGGATTGTATTGAGTTTGAAGCGCGAAACTTTAGCGCGTTGGTGACACCGAATCACCGATGGCTATTACAACCATATCGAGGAAATGGAAATATGTTCTTTCGAGAAACGAGAGACATGATCGGCAAGTATGCTCGCATACCAAAATCGGTAGACCGCGGTGGAGCGACCATCAGCCCATTTTATACAGATGATGAAGTTGCTTTGCTGGCGTGGGTATTCGCGGAGGGTCACTACCTAAAGCAGAAAAAAGGCTCCGGCAAGAAGTGCAACTCAATAATCATTGTGCAGTCGGAAAGGGTGAACGCGCCGTACTGCGACGAAATCAGATCGTTGCTTAGGAGCTTGAACGTAAAGTGGAAAGAGTACCCAATGAAGCACAACGGGTGCGTATCGTTCCGTTTTGCGTTTGCACTCGGGAAAGAAATCAGGGAAAGGTTCCCAAACAAAGTTCCCGACGCAAGGCTCGCATTACAGCTTACAAGGAGCCAATGCAAGCTGTTTATCGATACATTTGCGAAAGCTGATGGGTGGCTTGATAGATCGGGGACGTGGGCTGTAACACAAAAGAACAAGCAAACAGTAGATACTCTTTGCATGATTGCTGTTCTTGCTGGGTACGTGCCGAGCGTTATAAATCCAGGGAAGAATGGTTGTTACACGGTTCGGATGACTCAGTTCAAGTCGGTAGAAACGGGGGAATTACTTCCTAAGACGGTAAAATACAAGGGCATTGTTTGGTGTCCGCGAACGCCGTTCGGGACGTTTTATGCGCGTCGAAAAGGCCATTGTTACTGGACAGGTAATACCCTTCCGACCGATGCCGACGTCAGTGTGTTCGTAGGCGGCAAGGTGAATCGCATCATAGCGAACAACCCGAGCATGGTCGCCGACGTGGCCGACAAGGACAGCGTGGAGTCCAAGCGCGTCGGGGACAGTATAATTTACTTCAGGGGCACCTGGACGAAGAAGGCCGCGATCATGGTCACGGCAGACCGGCTGGTGCACGACGAGAAGGACTCGTCGAAGCTCGACGTCATCGCCGACTACCAGGCGCGCCTGCAGCACTCCAAGTTCAAGCAGATACACACGTTCAGCCACCCCTCGCTCCCGGAGACCGGCGTGCACTCCGACTGGCTCAAGAGCGACCAGAAGCACTGGTTCGTGAAGTGCCCGCACTGCGCCCACTGGCAGTACCTGTCTTGGGACGCCGAGAACCCCGCCAGGATGAGCGTGGACGTCGACAGGGAGGTGTTCGTGTGCAAGAAGTGCCGTGGGTGGCTCCCGAGCGACGTCCGCAAGGGCGGGCAGTGGGTGGCGAAGCACCCGGACAGGGCTTGGAGCGGATACTGGGTCTCCATGCTCATGGCGCCGTGGGTGTCCGCCGCCGACATAGTCGCTAGGTACAGGAACCCCGAGACGACTAAGGAGTTCTTCTTCACGAAGGTGCTGGGGCTCCCGCACGCGGACGGAAAGGCGAAGCTGCTCCGCAAGGACTTCCTGCAGAACCTCACCGGCAAGCTCTGGGCCCCGGGGGCCGACGAGCGCGTGGTCATGGGCGTGGACACCGGGCTACGGCTCGACTACGTGCTCGGCAACCAGAAGGGGCTGTTCATGCAGGGAGACTGCGACGACTACGGGACGCTGGACGGCTACATGAAGCGCTGGCCGAAGTGCATAGCGATAGTCGACCAGGGCGGGGACCTCATAGGGTCCAGAAAGTTCCACGAGAGGTACCCTGGCCGTGTCTTCCTTTGCTCGCTGGCCGGCGACAGGAAGACGAAGGAGCTCGTCAAGTGGGGAAAGGGCGACGAGTTCGGGGCGGTCACAGCGGACAGGAACCGCATGGTGCAGCTCGTGGTGGACGAGTTCCGGGACAGGCGCATCGTTGTGCACGGGTCCGAGAACGACTGGTACGAGTACTGGCTCGACTGGAACAACCTGTCGAAGATCAAGGTGTTTGACCCGGACACGAACCAGGTCAGGGGCTACAAGTGGGTGCGGAGCGCAAGGGACCACCGCGCCATGGCGACGGTGTTCTGGCGGGTTGGCATGCGCAGGTTCTCCGGCTCCGGGTCGATCGTGAAGGCTCCCGTGAGTGTGCCGGCGCCGCGCAGCTACATGGTGGACCCGAACCAGACCGTGTCCTTCGACCCGAACGCCATGTTCATGAGCCCGCAACAGAAGGCCGCGGACGAGGCGAGGGAGGCCGAGCACAAGGCGGCCGTCGAGGCCTCTCTTGACGCGCTCGAGGACGTCGGCGCGGACTGGCGCGCGGCGCCGTAGAGTTATCAACAGGACGTTTTTACGGGAAAGTGGTATAATCTAGGTGCTAACTGAAGAGTTCAGAGGGGACGAGTTTCCGCTTTGAAAGCGTGTCCGTATGGGAATTACGGGATTTTTTTGCTCAAAAACATGTCAACAGATATCGCCGGGTACGTGTCCCTCGGCTCGGAAATAAACAAACAGAGGTCCGACGGCACGCAGGACAGCGTGCAGGGTGTTGTTTCAGAAAAGTTGCCTGAGCTCACGCTCGAGATGAAGGACGAGGAGCTCATAAAGCTCACCGAGAAGTGGGAGAAGGACTGGAAGGAGTCTCCCGTGAGATCCGAGTTTGAGAAGAACGGGGACGACAACGTCAAGTACTGGCTCGGAAAGCACTTCGACATACCTTCGGATCCGGAGGGGGCGGAGAGGCCGATGGTCGACAACGTCATATTCGAGTCCGTCGAGACGCACCTCTCGCAGATAACGCGCAGGAACCCGGAGCCGCTCGTCGCCCTCCATAGTTCGGAGCTCGACGAGAGCGGGAACGCGGACGAGGCTAAGATGCGGTTCGTGCAGAAGGTCAAGAACTTCCTCGCGGACGTCTCTGACGAGAACACGCTGCGGCTCAAGCTCAAGGGGGCCGGGCGCCATTGGGAGCTGTACCTTCTCGGCGCGTTGAAGTTCGGATGGGACCTGGACAAGAACATCCCGTCCGCCAGCGTCATACGGCCTCGCAAGCTCATACTCGACAAGGGCGGGTCCGTCGACGAGGACGGGTACCACGGGAAGTACCTCGGGGAGTACCGGAAGCTAGAGGCGGGAAGGATTTTGAAGATCATAGGCGAGGAGGAGGACCAGCTCGGGGAGGACGGGTCTGTTTCAAAAAGGGGGAACTCGGAGGCCCGCAAGTTCATAAAGGAGTCGGTCAAGGACGACCTCGCGACCGAGATCCAGTTCATCGAATGGTGGACCCCGGAGTACATGTGCTGGACGCTCGGGAAGCACGTGCTCTGGAAGAAGCGGAATCCGCACTGGAACTACGACCGAGTCGAGCAGGTTGAGTCCGTGGACGAAGTCGGCGCGTCCGCGATCGTCCCGCAGGATGTGGCCGGCATAAACCACCTGCCCGTTCCAGCCATACCGTACAGGCTCCTGTCGATTTACAACCTGGGAGAGCAGCCGGTGGACAAGACATCGCTCGTCGGCCAGAACCTTTCAAACCAGGACCGCGTGAACAAGAGGAACAAGCAGGTAGACAAGAACGCCGACAATATGAACGGTGGCATTGTCGTATCGCTCGCCCGATCCGGCTTAACCCAGGCACAAGCAAAGGGGGTGACCTCGGCCCTCGCAAAAGGTGGCGCGGTGCTCATACCGGACGGCTCGCCGAGGGAGGCGATAGACAGGTACGCGTCCCCGGGACTTCCGCCGGACATATACAACGACCTCCTGGATAGCAGGGCGCGACTCCGCGACATATTCGGCACAAGGGGGTCCAGCCCGGCCGGAATAGAGAGCGAGGACACTGTACGCGGCAAGATCATAAGCAGGGGTCTGGACACCGACAGGATCGGCGGTGGCATAAGCGAGTACCTCGAGCAACTCGCCGACGGCGCATACAACTGGTTCCTGCAGCTGCTCTACGTCTACGACGACAACTTCCAGTTCGTGGGCGGAGGGAGGCCGCCGAGGGTGACGATCTCCGTCAAGGAGGGTTCGCTCCTGCCGAAGGACAGCATGTCGATCGCCAACCAGGCGCTCGAGCTCGCCAAGCTGAACCGGATATCTAACCTCGATCTTTACAAGCGACTGGAGTTCCCGAACCCGGAGGAGATGGCGGCGAACGTGTGGCTCGAGGCCAACGCCCCGCAACTCCTATACAAGGACAATCCGATGGTACAGGAGGTCATTGCCGGACAGCAGGCCGCCGCAGCAGAGGCGAGCGGTCTGGAGGCCAGGAAGGGCGAGGAGGAGCACGAGCGCGGCATGGAGAAGGAGGTAGTCAAAGGTGTTATGAGAAACAGGCCGGCGGAGCCGAGGTCCCTCCTCGCGGAGGTGCCGCAGGACGTCGCGGGCCCGGCACAGTAGCATGCCATTCGTTTCAAAAGCTCAGGCGGGGTACATGTTCGCGAACCACCCGGAGATCGCGCGGGAGTTCGCAAGGAAGACGAGGGACATCGCCGGACTGCCGGAGCATGCGAGGAAAAAGAAGAAGGACGAGCGCCCAGCGGTTCCCAGGGCCTCGTAGCACATTTCAAAAAGTCAAGCCGCCTCGTTTCCCGCGGCTCTAAACAAGGGGCACGAAGTCATTATTAAAAAACCACAAAAACATGGGAGAAGAATCACAGACGCAGTTCAGAGCGGAGGGGCAGCCGGCCTTTCCAGCCGAGAGCAAGGAGAACGAGAACTCCTCCTCCTCGTCAGAGGGTGAAAAAACGAACGCCGATTCGAACCAATCGCAAGGGGGTGCAGAGAACTCTGGCGCAAAGAAACCGGACGGCGAGGCGGACAACTTCCTAAACCACCCGCGCTGGAAAGAGCGCGAGGAGGACTGGAAGAACCGCTACAACGAGCAGGAGAAGCGGCACGCGGACGAGATGGCCGCTTTCCGCAGCGACATTGAAAAGAGGCTCGGCGCAAAGTCGGAAGGCTCCGAAGACGAGGTTCCCGACTGGTTCGGCGGAGACGCCAAGCAGTTCGCCTCGTACAAGGCGGAGCGGGCCCGCGAGCTGAAGGAGGCGGAGGAGCGCGCGTTCAAGCGCATCCAGTCCTCCCAGAGCGAGGAGCAGAAGAAGATCGACGAGGCGACCAAGTTCTTCCAGGACGAGGTCGTAGCGATGGAGGCCGACAAGGAGCTAAACCCCCAGGGCCTCAAGATCGACCGGAACAAGCTCCTCAAGACGGCACTCGACAACGACCTAATAGACAGCAAGGGCCGGTGGAACTATCGGGTGGCATTCAGGCTCATGAAGCCGTCCGAAGTGTTCGCGGCAAAGGCGGCCCTGGACGAGCGGAAGAAGATAGCCAACGCCACGACAGAAAACAACCGCGCGGAGTCAGGGCAGCCAAAGTTCACCACGAGCAAGGACTTCTCCAAGCCGGAGAACCGGCCGTGGTAGGGACGAATTATCAGTAAACTAAACACAAAACCATGGCAGAATTATACGGACAACGTATCCAGACGACCGTGAAGGAGAAATACCTCCCGTTCGTCGTGGACACGATCCTCAACTCAAACGTTCTCTTCCAGCGAGTCGTCCGTGCGGGGAAGAAATGGAGCGGCCGCGTCCTTCGATCGCCTATTAAGGTGTCGAAGAACAGCACCGGGACATCGTTCCGGGGCTTCGACAGCTTCTCCACTTCCGCATCGGACAACCGCCAGTTCCTGGAGTTCACGCCCGCGTTCTACCAGATCACGTGCGCGCTCCCTGGCGACGAGCTCTCTGTGGCCGACTCCGAGGACAAGGTGCTCGACCTCATGAAGCTCACCATCCAGTCCGACACCGAAGACATGGCCGACGACCTCGGCACCATCTTCTACGCGGACGGGACCGGAAACAGCTCTAAGGACCCCCTGGGCCTCGCGGCCTTGGTGGACAACGGCGACTCGGTCTCCAGCATTGGCGGCCTCTCGCGCTCTACCTACTCGACCCTACAGTCGACGGTGACCGCTTCGGGCGGCACGCTCACGCTCGCGCTAATCGACACCCTCTGGAACGCGGTGGCTTCCGGCTCGCAAAAGCCGTCGATAGCATACTGCACGGAGGCGGTGTTCAGCTTCTACGGACAGCTCCTCCGCCCGCAAGAGCGGATCGTGAAGGAGGCGTCCAGGATGAAGGGACTCGTCGGCGGGACAGGGTTCTCGGCTCTCGAGTACAACGGAAAGCCTATCGTCGCGGACGAGAAGGCGACCGCGCAGAACTTCATCTTCGTCAACGAGAACTTCGTGGACTGGTACGCGCTCCCCTACTTCAACGCGAAGCCGGTGGCGTACAAGTCGCAGATCGAGGGCAACGACTACGAGGCTCCGCTCGGGCTCGGCTTCAGCTGGTCCGACTGGATCATCCCCGCGAACTCGGCCTCGGTCGTGGGCCACATCTACTTCGGCGGCCAGTTCATCACGAACAACCCAAAGAGGCACGGCAAACTCACAGGCATCACCGGCATTTAGTCGAACGCTGGTGGCCAGTGATAGTAAAAACTAATCACACAAAACCATGGCCATAGAACAACGAAACTACGACCCGGCGATCATGCAGGGCGCCCAGCACAACATGGTGCTTGACCTCGGGGACGTCCTCGATGCCAATCGAAACGAGATCCTTGAGTTTGACGCCGTTGCCTCAGCAGTGAACTTCTTCCGTCTTGCCAACTCCGCGACAGGCGACGCTATTGTGTTGTCGGCCCAGGGTGACGACACAAACGTCGCCCTCACGATAAACTCTTTGCTTACCGGCGCTCTTACCCTCGACTCCACCAGCACTGGTGCCGTCAACCTCGGAAACAGCGCGAACGCAAAGGCGGTCACGATCGGCAACACCACTGGAGCGTCGTCGGTTGCAATCAGGTCCGGCTCGGGCGGCACGGTAGTCACGTCGGCCGACGACAACGCACTCGCAGTCGGAGCAAACGGCGCGACCAATCCTGTGCTCCGGGTTGATGCTGCCACTAGCTCTGTCGCCACAGGCATCTCGATTGTGGGCGCCGCTACCGGAACCGCAGTCGCTGTCGCAGCGACCGGCTCGGCAACTGACGAGAGCATCAGCGTCAACGCAAAGGCGGCGGGAACGATTGCCATCGGCAATACGTCGACCGGGATCGTATCCATCGCCACGGCTTCATCGAGCGCAGGTATGCGCTACAAGCGGAGCGTGCTTGCCTCTTCAGGCAACACGACCATGACCTCGGCGATGAGCGGATCGGTCATGCTCCTTGACGGAGCGGCCACCGACTACCTCCTGCCAGCAGTCGGCGCAGGCGACATAGGAATGGAGTTCTGGTTCGTAGCGACAATCATCGCCACCGACCAAACCATCACGGCGGCATCAGGCGACTTATTGACTGGCTCAATCGAGGTGGTCGATACAGCTGCCGACACCGACGTGTTCGTTCCCGATGTCAGCGACGACCTCATCATCACCCTGAACGGAACAACGACCGGAGGCAAAACGGTCGGAAGCTGGTGCCACTTGGTCGCAATCAGCGCAACCCGCTGGTGGGTCGAGGGAATCTTCCTGACCGCGACCGAGACACAAGCAACCCCGTTCTCCTAATCCTAAAGTCGAGTAGGATGGGACCAGTAAGTCATTAGAAGTAATAACCAACAAACACCATGTCCAACTTTCTTTCAGGAGCAGTATCGGTCGCCGCGCAGTCCCTCCACAGCTCGAGCGCCGACCAGATGCACAAGCTTGGCGAGATCATATTCGCCAACGACGGGAGGGCCTTCCGTTACGCTGAAGCCGGTGCAGATGCACTTGTTGCTGGAAATCTCCAGTCATCACAGGCGCAGGACACCGACACGCAGAACATGACGTCGGCTGTTCAGGCGGTCGGAGACCTCTCCATCGCCTCGTCGACCACGGTCACGGTGACCGCGAACGAGTACGCCGAAGGGTTCATCCTTGTCTCCGTAACCCCGGGAGTCGGCAAGAACTACAAGATCAAGGGCCACATCGCATACTCGAGCGCGGCCCCGACCTTCAACCTCGACGAGAGCGTTGTCGTGGCTCTTACCGCGACTTCCCGGCTCGACGCGCTGGCAAACCCTTACAAGGACGTAGTAGTGGCGGCCACGACCTTCGTGAGCGCGGCAGTAGGCGTCGCAGTCCACGCCATCGCCATCGACCAGTTCGGTTGGCTCCAGGTCCACGGACTCGCCAACTGTCTTGTGGACGGAACAGGCGTAATCGGCGAGCCGGTCATCCGCTCAAACGGAGTAGCCGGATCAGTCGAGCCAGCAACCACAACCTACACGGTTCAGGGTAATGCTGGCTGGGCGGCGACCGCGATCTCGAATACTGAATACGGCGCGATCTTCCTCCAGCTTCCCTAACTCGAAATCTGGCCCCGCCTTGTTTGCTGGAATCGCCTCCCAAAAGTAGGAGAGAGCCCAAAAGTAATCAGGCGTTTGCCAACTTTGCTCTCCACTCCTCCTTGGGGGACGAACCCAGCAAGCGGGCGGGGCCGGGAAAAGGCCTACGAAATAAATAACGCGGAATCGTAGGCGCCGCTTGGGCACAAATGCGGGTGATTGCCCCCCGCGAAAAACGACATGAAAACAGCGCTTTTTACAAACTACTCAAAACAGCCGTTCACCGGATTCTGGGACGGAAAGGGCAAGAAGTTCGAGCCCGGCCAGTCCCTCTACATGCCGGACTACCTCGCGAGGCACTTCGCCCTCGGACTCGCGAACCGCGAGCTCATAAGGCTCGGGAAGGAGCGGGCGACGTCGCCGAAGTTCCCCGAGCAGGTCCCCGACTTCATGGAGCAGTTCAACAAGGCCTACACCCCTGATCCGGAAAACGACGAGGGAGAGCCCGGCCAGGAGAAGGACAGCATAGACACCCTCATCAACGTGGCCAACAAGAACAGGGAGAGCCGCTCGAAGGCCAGGTTACCTCAAGGGGCCGAGCACTTGGAGCGGAAGGCCCCGCAGATCGCCGAGTTCCCGCCAGACGACGGGGACGACGAGGAGTTCGGGGCCTCCCCGGTCGAGAGCAGCCCGCAGGATAAATAAAAAACACCATTCATGGCAACAAACACCATACCAAGAGACGGAAACAACGTGCCGTTCGAGAACGTGGACTCGTTCGCCGTCGTCACCTCGGCACCCTCGGCATTTGCCGGCGGAACTGCGAACTCCCGCGGCGACGACGGAGGCACCAGCGACCCCTTCACCCTTTTCAACGTGACTGGCGAGGTTCTCGTCAGAATCTTCGGCGTGTGCACAACCGACCTCGCCGGAGCGGCAACCCTTGAAGTCGGAGTAACCGGAAACACGGCTCTCTTAATCCCGCAGAGCACGGCAACCGACATAGATGCCAATGATATATGGTTCGATGCCACACCGGCAGAAGTCGGCGGCGTTGCATTGTCCTCAATCACGGGACCATTCGTCATCGTAAACGGTCTCGACATAATCGAGACGGTCGGCACAGCCGACATCACGTCCGGCAACATCAGGTACGTCTGCCTGTGGCGTCCACTGAGCCGCGACGGCGACGTCGTAAGCGCCGTATAACCATGAAGCTACTCGACGCCGCAGAGGTGCGAAGCGAGAAGAAGCGCTCCGTCGCCGAGCAGGGAGAGCGCGTGCGCAGGCTGCAGGAGGAGGAGTCGCTCTCCTCCTCGCGGCTGAACGCCGCGCTCTCCCGGGAGCGCTCGGAGCTCGAGCGCATCGAGTCGGGCCTTGCCTTGGCCAGGGAAGAGTACGAGAGGACGAGCGGGGAGCTCAGACAGGAGGTTTCCGCGCTCGAGGCAAGGAAAGTGGAGGCGTTGAAGCCGACAAGGGACAGGGAGATAGCGGTCGCGAAAGCCGAGAGTTCCCTTGCGGAGAAGGAGGAGGAGTTTTTCAAAAAAGCAGGCGCCTTGGAGATCCGACTCGCCGAGGCCATAGGGGCCAGGGGAAACTACGAGCGCAGGCTCGCGGAGCTCGACGAGTACCGGAGGGCCGTCGACGAGTCCGGCAGGAAGGCGTTCTCGGACGCCGAGGATCACGAGCGCCTCGTAATGGCAAGGGAGAGCCGGTTCAACGACGAGAGGGTCAGGCTTCGCGCGTACTTCGAGGCGGAGGACGCCAAGGTCAGCGCGAAGATAATGGAGCTAAGAGTTTTACAAAAGGAACATGCCTAACCTAACAGGAACATCGCAGGTGTTCGAGGGGAACACCGACAGCGTCCATACATCGCAACTCGAGGAGCTCGGAAAGCGCGCATGGGGCCCGGGCGGGGACGAGTATATTTACCTCCAGGGTGTCGGCTCCACCGTGGCCGGCGACTGGGTCGTCTACGACGAGAGCTTCGCCACGACGAGGATTGTGGCGAACGAGGTGGGGCCCGTGGCCATAGCCATGGCGGCGGTGAACGCGACGACGAGCTACGGATGGTACCAGATATTCGGTACAAACACGATCGCCAGGACCGACACCGTCGCGGCGGACAAGTCGCTCTACATAGACGGAACTGCCGGACGAGCCGACGATGCGGGAGTGGCCGGGGACCTGATCATAGGCGCGTACTCGATGACCGCGGACACGTCCAACGTGGCGACGGTCATGCTCAACTACCCGCACGTGTCCGACGACATCGGCGGAGCGAGCGGGACCGTGGGAGGGTCGGACACCCAGGTGAACTTCAACGACGGCGGCACCCTTTCGGGGGACGCCGGTTTCACGTACAACAAGACGACGGACACCGCCACGCTCGCGGGAAATCTCCAGTGCGAGGACCTGCTCCTGGAGGACAGCGACGCCTCGCACTACCTGACCATAACAACGACCTCGAACCTCACGGCCGCGAGGACTTTGACTCTGGTCCCGGGTGACGCGGCCAGGACCCTGACGTTCGCGGGTGACCTCAACATAGCGGCCGACCTCATAACGTCCGGGGCGAACTCGCTCACGCTCACAACGACTGCAGCCACGAATGTGACGCTCCCGACCACGGGAACGCTCGCGACGCTCGCCGGGACGGAAACTTTTACAAACAAGACGCTCACCACGCCGACCATTGTCGCGACTGGTTGGACGAACGCTAACCACGCCCACGCGGCGGCGAACTCCGGAGGTCAGATCGCCATAAACGACACCACGGGTACCCTCGCGGTAGGAAGGGGCGGCACGGGAGCGACGAGCCTCACTGACGGCGGAATCCTGATCGGGGGGGGGACCGGCGCGATAACCGCGCTCGGAGTGGCTGCCAACGGTCAGATACCAGTGGGCGACGGCACGACCGCGCCAGTACTGGCGACCCTCACGGGGACGGCGAACCAGGTAGTGGTCACGAACGGCGCCGGGACGATCACCCTTTCGACGCCTCAGAGCATCGCCACCACGTCAACTCCGCAGTTCGCGACTATAGGAATCGGAACCGCGGCGTCCGGGGACGCGAACGAGATAGTCAACCTCGCAACCGCCGGCAACATCGTAGTGGCCGGCGCGAACCCGCTGAGGACGATCATCCTGTCCGCCGCCGGAGGCGCGCCAACCACCACTATAGGGTGCGGGGGCCCAACGAAAGTGGAGGCAGGCACGAACGACATAGACTACTTCGCGCTCGAGTTCGACACCACAACCGAGGAGCGCGCGTTCTGGAACGTGGTCATGCCCGACAACTACGACGGGGGCACCGTCACGGCGCAGTTCTACTGGACGAACGCCGCCGGGCTCGCGACGGAGACCGTCGTGTGGGGCATTAAGGCCAGGGCGTACGCGGACGACGCCGCCATAGACCAGGCGTACGGAACCGAGGTCACGACCACCGACACGTTCCTCGCGCAGGGAGACGTGCACGAGTCGGCCGTGTCGTCGGCCGTCACGATAGGGGGGTCGCCTGCGGCAGGCCAATACACCATTTTCAACGTGGGAAGGAAGACGGGGAGCGACAACCTCACGGGCGACGCCCGGCTCCTTGCAGTCCACATAAAGTACGGGATAAACGCTTACAGCGATTAGTCATGAAAACCAGTGTCAAAAACAAGTTTTACAGGAGCGACTTCTACGCGGATAACCAGAAGATGCTCCTGTGGATGGCAAGCACCTCCTACGGGCGCGACCTTCTACGCCTCCCAAAGGATCTCGGAAAAATCGTATTACTAAACCCTGGCGGCGTGACGGCCTTCGAGGACGTTAAGAACGGAAGGTTCGTAAAAAGATCCGTTTTCGTCCCGTCCGACTTTTACCTGAAGACTATATTGCGGCGCTGGAGGGAGTTTTGCGAGTACGTGAGGTATTACGAGGAGAACGAATTGAGCCTGTGGAAAAGGATGGTTTCCGCGGATAAATGGGGAACTATACCCGCGCTCGCCGGATCGATCATGGGTCTGCCGTTCCCCGTGTTTGTCGGGACCACGTCCACGTTCAACCCGAATTCCGGAAACCCAGGAACCACGAGTTGCGATGGACAGTTGGCGAAGGCCGACAACTCGAACTGGGACACCACACATGACGCGACGGACGCGGCGAGCCTGGACCCCGACGGGGACGGCTCCGGAGGAGCCGGCTGGATAGAGACCGCGACGGGCCTCACAGGAGGTTCGAACTACATAATTTATAGGGTGAAGACGACGTTCGACAGCAGCTCGATACCAGACGCCGATCCAGTGGACTCGGCCACCTATAGCCAGTACATACTCTCCACCTCAAACGGGGACAACGATGGGAGCGACTTCATTTCCGTGGTGACTTCCGATCTGACTTCGTCCGACAAAGAGTACGCTGTCGGAGACTTCGACCTCATCGGATCAGCAATAGACAATCCCACGGAACAGCATGCCGTGGGCCAGCGCAAGGACATCGGGAGCATCTCCACGAGCGCGTATCTTGACTGGACTCTGGACGCGACTGGTATAGCGAACGTGTCCAAGACTGCCAGGACAGAGTTCGGAACAAGGGAGGGTCACGACATCATAGACAGCGCATATGCCGGGTCGGCCGCGACCAGGAACAACATAAGGGGCGTCACCGCAGACGACGGTGTGAACAACCAGCCGCCGAAGCTCACCGTGGTACACGGCGCGAGCACCAGATCGCCGTCAGGGGGCGCGGCTTACGGGTCACCGATGATGTATTAAAAAGCAAAAATGGAGGACAAGATCATACAAATACTGGTGCAGGGCGGGCTCGCGAGCGTCGCGCTCGTGTCCGTGTACCTTAACTACAAGCTTGTCTCGAACCACTTCTCGCATTCGGACGATGTTCTGCGCGACCTGACGAAGGTGCTCGTGGAACTCAAGGAGATCATGAAGTCGCACATAAAAGTAAACAAGGAAGACTTTTGAAAACATGGTGGAGAGGCACACGCACAACGGCATAGACAGCTCGAGGGTCGACTATAGGAACCTCGAGTTCCGGCCGACTTTCGAGATAGTGAAGTCCATTGACGGGACGGCCGCCGCGACCGCCGGAAACTACGGCGTCGTGTGGAACGTCGACAAGCCATGCCAGCTCATTGAGATACGGTACTCGCACCAGACTGCGGGGACGGACGCCGGAGCGGTTACGCTCGACGTTGAGAAACTCACCGGAACCCAGGCGCTCGACGCGGGCGTGGTCATGGGGTCCACGACTCACAACCTCAAGTCGACGATAAACACCGTGGTCACGGTCACGCCGACCACGACGGTCGTTAACAGCGTCCTTGCCACCGGCGACAGGGTGGCGCTGAAGGACTCCGGGACGCTCACCGCGGTCGCGGGAGTGTGCGCGACGTTGGTGTTCAGGCAGGTGTTCGGCGTCGGCCTTAGGGGAACTTACTAAACATGCCAAGGATAACCTACAACCAGGACGGGAGCGGGGGAGTGGTCTCGTTCGGCCACGAGGACTGGCTATCGGGTTTCGCCCCGCAGGCGTCGAACAACTCCAACAAGGTCATAGGAACCGGGGCGATGTTCATGCGCGAGTTCGACCCGTTCCGTTCCCTCGGTTTCGCCGCCCCCGGCTTCAGCCCGGTGGACGTGACGAACGTCAGCGTGACGACCGCGTTGCAGAACAACGGGGTGGTCAACAACGGAGCCACGCCGTACGCCTACACGGTGGGCGGTACGAGGACGAACCGCCTGGACTTGTCGAACGACACGTACTCGAACGCAGGCGACTGGCCACACTCGATAGTCGGGGCGACCATGGAGGACTGCGTGATATACCGCTACGGGGGGACCAAGTACCTATTCGCGTCGTACTACGACGGGACAGACCTCGAGGTCATGCGGTACGATCTGGCTTCGACGTTTGTAGACAACTTCTGGTCCGGCACGCTTTCGCTGAACTCCGCCGACCAGAACGTGCCGCACCCGATGATCATAGGGACGAACGGACGGCTCTACATAGGTGACGGCGAGGACATAGGATTCATCGACGGGGACTCGTCAACTGGCGGAATATCAGACCTTGACCTTCCGCCTGGGTTCGTCATAACTTCCTTCTCGCGGCTACCAGACTACCTGGTTCTTTACGCCTACAAGTCCGAAGGGCTCTCGAGCTCGAACTACTACAGGGGAGACGCGAGGGCGTTCCTCTGGGACTACCAGGCGTCGACCTACAACTTCGAGTACGACCTCGAGGACAACTACGTGAACGGGGGGTTCAACTGGCGCGGGGACATCGGGTGCTTCACCTATGGCAGGGCGAAGGATGCCCAGGGGAACCTCATGGCCATGCGGATGTTCGACGGCACTAGGTTCGCGATACCGCCGAAGTTCGTTCCTACGAGCGACAACCCTCCGGGCCACGGGGGAGTGGAGATCGTGGACAACATGCTCCACTGGAACTCGAGCGGGAAGATATACTCGTTCGGGTCCATAATCCCGGAGCTCCCGGACGCGATGATACACAGGACTTCGGGGCTCGGCACGACAGGGTTCGGCATGCTCAAGAACTTCGCGGGTGCGAAGCTCTACGCCTCGACCGGCACGACCACGTCCGGCGGCATGCAGACGCTGTCCTCAAACTACAACGAGAACTCGTTTTTCACATCACTCATGGCCGAGCCGAACTTTCCTCTCAACCACTACGGGGAGGTCGACTACGTGCAGGTGAAGTTCTCCGACATCGCCACCGGCGGCAGGGTTCTCGCCATGACGCTGCGAACGGACAGGGGTCAGACGACGACGAACATACTTGTGGACGTGTCCGACGTGACCGTGCAGACCACCGCCGAGTCCGCGACCTCAAAGCGGCTCCTGCATGAGACGAACGTGAACACTTCGAGCGCCGACCTGCCGAACTTCTCCTCCATAGGTATCGCGCTCGACTGGGGGACCGGGGTGGCGGCGACCGCGGCTCCCATAGTCTCAGAGGTGAACATCTTTTTCAAAAACATCCCACTTCCCTCGTAAAAATGGTATAATAAAGGCATATGGCTTTCACAAAAGGGCACAAAATCTGTGCCTCGCCCATCATCCTAGAAAAAGGGCGGAAGAGAAACGGCTAGCCCCCACATTCAGGGAGCTGGTGTCAGTATCAGGGTTCATCCATTAAGTCGTATACAGTCGGCCGTAACACCTACGGCGTGGACACAAAAAATACCGCCACCGCCAACCTCACCCAGGGGGACGAGTGGGCGAACGACTACTACCGGCGCCTCCTCACCAAGGCGGACTGGCCGTTTCTCCACAGGGACAGGAGCGTCACATCCGTGGCGCCGAGCTCCACTTTCACAGCCGTAGCGGCGACCAATGTCTGCACGGCAACCGGGGACAGAATCCTGACCGACACCGGAACCCAGGTCACGGTCTCCTCGACTACCACGCTTCCCGCGGGACTGGCCGCGAGCACGACGTATTTCATGATTTATGAGAGTGCAACGACCTTTCGGCTTGCAACCTCCCTCGCGAACGCGATAGCCGGAAGTGCCATAGACATCACCGACACGGGAACTGGGACGCACACGGTTAGCGTGAGCAACGTCTCGAGCTTCCAACCGCTCCCCTACGACATAGACCAGGTGGAGAGTGTGTACGTCATGGTTGGGACGACAAGGTACGACCCAAAGCCCGCGCCGTCGCGGCGGTTCTGGGACCAGCTGAACTCCTCGGTGCAGACGAGCGACGCCGCGCAGTACTGGTTCGTCGACGAAGGAAAGATAGCGTTGTGGCCGCGCCAGAGCAGCGACGGCAACATCATACACGTGCACGGCAAGGTCCGTGCTCCGGACCTCAACGTCGCCGACTACACGACGGGCAACATCGACGTCATCACGAACGGCAGCATCGCAGTCACCGGAGCGGGAAGCCCGGCATGGACGACACCGATGGCCGGAAGGTGGATACGGGTTACGCACTCGAATACAGCCGTCTCATCCGGTGACGGCCAGTGGTACGAGATAACATCGGTGACCGCCGCGACCACTCTCACGATAGGGAGGCCTTATGGAGGCAGGACCCTTGCGACAGGCGGTGCCGCGTCCTACACGATTGGGCAGATGCCTTTGCTGCCGGAGGCGTACCACGACCTCCCGTGGATATACGCCGCATGGAGGTACTGGCTCAAGGAGAGGGACGCCGACCGCGCGTCAGGGTTCAAGGAACTTCTCTTGCAGGGGCAGAACGACCTGTTCAGCGCGTACGGGGTAAACGACACTTCAATGGTTCTCGACGACGGGGAGGGAGGGTCGACCATGATAAACCCGAACTTAACAGTCACAATCTAAATACATGGCATACTCATTCGACATTTCAAGACCGTTCAGGATACTCGGCGGAGCGTTCCGTGCCCTGCCAGGACAGATACGCAGGGACTTTTCCCGGATCCTTCCGAATGCACCACAAGGCGCTCAGGCGCCCACCGTGCCATCCTCCTCACAGTATCCATCGCCGATAGGCCCGTTGCCATCGTCGGCCCCAGCTGGTTCGGCAGTCTCCAACGCAGGCAGGGGTTTCGTTTCGCCGGACGTAAGAAGGCGGCCAGTTGGCGCCCCACCAATTAACCAGCCAGTTTTGCCACATGTAGACCAGAGAGTATCGCAAAACGGCCAATTCAGGCAGCCGAATCCGTTCCTCGAGCGCCAGGAACCGCCTGTGGCGCCAGAATCTGACCAGGGTGAGGCATTAGGCCCGGTTCCGCCACAAGTATCGCCCGAAGCTCAAAGGGCGGTCGCTTTGGCAGAAAGCGCGTATCAGAGGAGTCTGCAGATAAGCCCTGAGGAGCTTTCGACCCAGGCGGACCTGGACAAGCTGATCGAGGCGACAAGGAAGTCGTTCGCCGACATAGAGGACAAGACGATACCCCTGCAGTTCGTGACCGGACAGCTTGCATCGGTGGAGCGCAGGGCGCTTAACCTAGCGGAGCCGCTCGAGAGAAAGCTCGCCCGCATGCAAGCGGCGAGGACGTCCTCCGCGGAGGCGTCGAAGTTCGCGCTAGAGCGTGCAGACAGGTCCGTTGAGGCCGTGAGGGGCGAGGCGAAGGACTATCGGACGGAGGCGGAGAGCAGGAGGCGTTTCGGCATAGAGCAGTCGGGGGCTGCTGCCGGACGGGCACAGACTCAGAGGGCGTTCGAGGAGACGCAGAGGCAGAACCAGGAGGCCATAAGGCAGGCCGACCGAAAGTTCGAGGAGGACAAGCGGCAGTTCGGGCTTGACTATGCCATAAAGCAGAGGCAGGTGGCGGTGAGTGAGCTCGAGGCGAAGATCAAGGCGGATGAGAAGGCTGGGTCACAAGGAATCACCCCGGAGACTGGTGCCGCTTTGCAGCTCGTCAACGAGCTCATACCGAAGTCTTCGGAGCTCGCCGGGCTCGTCAGGACGGGAAGGTTTACCGGAAGCGCGGACAAGCTGAAACAGCTCATATCGAACCTGTCGGTGAACGCCAGAAAACTGATCAAAGGCCAGGGCCAAGTGTCCGACTACGAGGCTAAGGTTCTCGCCGACTCGACGAACGCGCTCGGCAGCGGGTACTTCAGCGGGAAACTTTCCGAGGGGTACTTCGAGCAGGAGCTCAAGAAGATACGCGGGGTCATAAACGCAAACGCGGGACAGCAGGTTTCCGTCAAGGTCACGGACCATGGGTCAGGACAGTCGAAGATCGGAAACCTCGGCAGGGAGGACATATTCGACGCGGCATCCAAAGGGTTCATAATAGAGTACCAGTAAAAATGGCATTCAACTTTCAAACATTCGGTACGCCGGCAAAGGAAGGGCCTAAGAAGGCCGGCGGCTTTCAATTCGAGGGGTTCGGCGAGGACGTCCCGCAACAGAAAAAGCGCGGCGGTCTGGCCAAGGTCGCCGGGTTCCTTGCGCCGTCCTTAACCAGGACGGTTGAGAAGGCGTTCGACCCTGGACAGGACGTGAGCGCGAGGGACGTCATCGGATCCGCTCTGGAGGTGGCGTCTTACGCAATCCCAGTGGGAGCTGGAGCAAAGGCCGCCTCGCTCGCGGTCAAGGGGGCTGGACTCGCTGGAAAGGCCGTCGTAAGAAAAGCCGCCGGAGGACTTGCAAAAAGGGTTCTGACATACGGGGCAGGAGGGGCTGCGTCTGGTGGCCTTGCCGGCGCCGGGCGAGCGGTAGGAGAAGGCAAGGGTTCCGCGGAGATAGCAGAGGGAGCCGTAGGAGGCGCCGCTCTCGGCGGGCTCGCAGGGGCCGCGATCCCGGTCATTGGTGCCGGGGCAAGGGCGGTAAGAGGCGGGCTCGCGTCCAGGGCGGCAAGGCAAGCGGAGCAGAAGGCGCTCGTAAAATCCGGCGCGGCGGACTCGAGGGTTGCGACTAAGGCGCTCTCGAGGGGGGGACGTGTGATAACGGACGAGGCGGCGAGCGAGGCCGTGCGCCAGGGCATACCCGAGGCGGACGTCGCCCTCATAAAGACGGCGAAGCAGGCCGACCTGACAAAGATGAACAGGATGCTCGACATACGCCAGAGCCAGCTCACCAATAAGAGGGTGGTGGAGCGCGCGACGGACGTCGCTGGAGACACGTTCATTGAGAAGGTGGCCAAGCCCATACAGAACCTGAACCGCGAGGCGGGAAAGAAGCTCGATCTGGTGGCCAGGAGGCTCGCCGGGAACAAGGTGGATGCGTCCGGCGCAGTCTCTAAACTTGCTGAGGAGTTCGACAGGTCCGGCGTGAGGATAGTGAGCGGAAAGAAGCTCAGCTTCTCCGGGTCCGACTTCGAGGGCCTCAAGGGTGTCCAGGGATCGCTGACGAACTTGTGGAAGCGCGCAATGAAAATAGCGAGGAGCGGGGACGCATTGCAGGTGCACCGGACAAAGTCGTTCATAGACAACGTCGTGGAGTACGGGGCGGAGGGCAGCGGGCTGTCGGGGAAGGCCGAGAGGATTCTGAAGACGTTCAGGCACGACATAGACGACGTGCTCGACAAGAGTTTCAAGCAGTACAACCAGGTCAACACGGTATTCGCCGACACCATAAGGCAACTGAACGACGTCGGCGCGCTTCTCGGCAGGAGGTTCAGGGTCGGCGATGAGTTCGCGGGAGCTCGGGCCGGAGTCTCCCTACGCCGCGTAATGAGCAACTCCCAGGGTCGCGCCGAGATACTCAAACTGATAGATGGCATGCAGAAGGTAGCCCAAAAGTACGGAATACCCATAGACGAGGACGTGGTGACGCAGACGCAGTTTGCGGACATCCTCGAGAAGATGCTAGGGTCCGAGGCGCCGACCAGCTTCCTCGGCCAAGGGGAGCGGTTCGCTGGGGCGGCTGCGGATGTTGCAAAGAGCGGAATCGTAAGAGGTGCTGTGAAGGCCGGAAAGTACGTGCTCGACGTCACTAGGGGCGTGAACCAGGAGAACAAGATAAAGGCGTTGCGCGCTCTCTTGAGCAGGGGCGTAAGAAGGTAAACAACACTCATGCTTATACTTGAAAAACCGTTCGAGGGCTTCTCCCCAGAGCGCTGGCAGAACGGCGGCTCAGTCCTCCAGTACGTGGGGGAAAACCCGGCTTTCTACTATGGCGAGGTAGGACACCCGGGAGTCGACGCCGTGAGCCGGCTCTGGATTCAGCAGCATGGAAGTTCCTACGGTTGCCCGCTTTACATGGTCGCCAGCGGGGTCGTCGACTACAAGCTGAGCGAGATAAACGGCTACCAGTTCTCCATACAGGCCGACGAGGACGAGGGAGTGATCCACAACTTCGTGTACGGGCATATGACCGCGGATAGGCCGCTGGAAGTTGGCAAGCACTATCCCAAAGGGACGGTATGCGGTTTCATGGGCAACTCCGGGTTCGTTGTGTCGGGAGGCGTGAACCTTTGGAACGGGGCGAACCCAGACCCGAAAAAAGGCGGAACCCACCTCCACTTGGGCGACCTGCCGTTCAGCAAGCAAACAGGACTACCATTAAAGCCCCCAGGGAGCACCAAGTCGGGCTACATAGACTGGCTTCCGCTCCTGCAAGGGACAAAACGCATGCGATATTGCATAGACGAAAACAACAACCAGTACCTCCTTCACGACGCTCTGAAGCTGGCGGTGGAGATATCCGACGGAGAGGAGCTCCAGGCACTTGTCCTAAACGGACTGTCTGGTAACCCGCAGCCGATCTTGAAGAAAGACGTCGAGGGCTGGATAGTGTACCCAGGACTCCAAAAGGGACGTCTGGTCGAGCAGTTCAAGGAGTGGTTCAACTTCTAAACATGTCAAAAATCTACCCGGGAGAAAAAGGATTCAAGGTGAAAGTAACCGTCACGGACGAGACCGGAGCGGCGGTGGACCTTACTGGCGCCACGGTGGAGTTCAAGTTTTTCCACCCCGACGGCTCGACTTCGACAAAGAGCGCGACTCTGGACACGCCTACGAGCGGCGTGTGCAGCTACACCACCACAAGCACCAACGACTTCCTAGACCCGGGCGAGTACGGGGTGCAACCTAAAATCACCCTTGCGAGCGGGAATGTATTTTATGGGACGACACAGAGCATGAACGTCGCCTCTCTCGGCACTTAAAGGTCGCCAGTTAGATACTAAACAAAAAAAACAAAATGGCAGCTTTCAACAAGTTCAACCAGTTCGTGGAGGACGTCGCGGAGAAGGCGCACAACCTCGGTGCCGACCAGCTCGTGGTGGCGCTTTCAAACACCGCGCCGGTCGCCACCAACGCCGTGCTCGCCGACATAACGCAGATCTCCTACACGAACCTATCGTCGAGGAACGTGACCACGAGCTCGTCAGCGCAGACTTCAGGAACCTACAAGCTCGTCTGCGCAGACCTGGTGCTAACCGCGTCCGGTGCCGTGGCGACGTTCCGATACGTCGTGCTCTACAACGACACTCCGACCGCTCCGGCCGACCCCCTTGTCGGCTGGTGGGACTACGGGTCTGCGGTGACCCTAGCGAACGGCGAGACGTTCACCGTCGATTTCGACGGGACTAACGGGGTTTTGCAACTGGCTTAAAAAACGACTATGGCGGACACAAAAATAAGCGCTCTTGTAGCCGCTTCTTCCGCTGCGGGCGCGAACGAACTTGCGATCAACGAAGCGGGAACTTCTAAAAAAGTCACCCTGACACAGGTCGAGACTTATTTGCGGACTAGAGGCATGCCGACGGTTCTCCGATTGGGGAGCGACTATACCAATAGCACAACGACGGGCACCGAGATTACGGGACTGTCTTTTACACTTCCCGCCGCAGGAACCTACCACGTCAGGTGGACCTTGTTCGTCCAGTCCGTCGCGACAACGACAAGCCCCAAGTTTGGGGTAAACTATACCGGGACGGTGACGAGTTTCGTTGCCCATGCGCGCTTCCCGTCAGCTGGAGTCACCGCGGCGACAGGCCAGATTGCTAGCGCCGTCAACGCGACCACCGGGCAGGTTTGGGCGTACGCGGCAACTCGCACGGAGACTACAACCTCGCCCGACTTAGGACCTTGGACCGGCGTAGTCACAGCAGACGTGCCTTGTTTGGTGGAGGTTGAGAGCTTGCTCGTCGTTTCCGATACCGGAGACCTCGAACTGTGGGCGGGCTCCGAAGTTGCTACCTCAACAATCACTGTGGTTGCGGGAAGCAGCGGGGTTCTAGTCCGCACCGCGTAACAATGGCCTACCTAATAGAAAACGGAGTAGACAGGTATCAGCTCGAGGACGGTCTCGGGCTTTACCTTCTTGAGAGCGAAACAAACAACTTCACCGTAGTCGCCGCCCAGGGGAGTTTCAGCGAGGCCGGGCAGGCGTCTAACCTGTCCTTCGGCAGGAGCGTAGCCGCGTCGCAGTCTTCGTTCGCCGAGTCCGGACAACCCCTTAACCTCCTGCAGGGGCGTAAAGTTGTCGCCTCTCAGGGTTCGCTGTCCGAGTCTGGGCAAGTCTCGAACCTCCTTTTCTCAAGGTTGGTCACGGCGGCGCAGGGGTCTTTGGCCGAGAGCGGGATATCCGCAGGACTTTCCCACGGATACCCGATTGCGGCCTCGCAGGGCTCGTTTGCAGAGTCGGGGCAGTCGGCGTCGTTCCTGAACAACAGGGTCGTGTCCGCGTCGGGCGGGTCCGTTCTGTACACCGGGCCCGAGACAGGACTGCTATTCAACAGGCTCGTCCAGGCCGTGTTCGGTTCAGTTT